TGCTCGCGGAGATGGCATCGATGACGGCTGATCCCGTCGTCGAGGCGGCCCCCGTCGAGTCGGCGCCCGCCGAGGCTCTCCCTGCCGAGGACGCGCCTGCTGTCGATGCCGTGGAGGATGCCTCTATTGAGGCCGCTGCCGCGCCGGTCCCGGCCGAGTCCGACCCGGACACAAGCAAGCGCCTTGCGACCGTCAAGGCGCAGGAGAAGCGGCTGCGCGAGCAGATCGCCAAGGAGCGCACCGACGCCCGCGCCGAACTCGACCAGTACCGCAAGCAGATCGAAACGGAGTGGGCGCCGAAGATCGAGGCCGCACGCAAGTTCGATGAACTCGCCAAGCGCGCGAGGTACGCGCCCGATGACGTGCTCGAGCAGCTCGGCCTGACGCCGGCCGACTTCGAGCTCGCGGCCCGTCGCCTGTACGCGCGCAGTACGGCCGGCCAGGCCGACCCGAAGAATCGCGCGGCCGCCGAGCAGGCGACGCGCGAGCGCGAGAGCACGGACCGGATCGCCGCGCACGAACAGAAGCTTGCCGCCCTCGAGGCCAAGCTGACCGCCAGGGACCAGGCGCAGCAGTTTGATTCGCAGCGCGGTCAGTATCTCGACGCGACGATCAAGGCCGTGGCGAACGACAACGCCCCGCTGCTCGCAAGGCTTGCCGCGAAGGCGCCCGAGAAGGCCCGCGCCGCGCTGTGGCAGACCGCCGAGCGGCTGTTCGATCAGACCGGCGAGTTCCCAGATCACGACGACGTGATCGCCGCGTGGGAGTCGCAGCGTCGCGCCGAACTCGAAGACCTCGGCGTCGACGTCACGACCAGCGCAAGGCCCGCACCCGCACCCGTCGCGCGACCCGGCAAAAGCCTCGGCAACGGTCACGGCGCGGCCCCGGCGAACAGCAACGCGCCCAAGACGCGCCAGGAAGAACGTGACGAAGTGCTGCGCGAGATGGCGCGCGGTATCGCCACCGACTGACGTTTCCCGACGACGACACGACCCGAAGATCAAGCCCGACCTGCCGACGAGACGACCGGCGAACAACCGAATTGGTTCGCGGAAGCGACCGCTAAAAGCGGCGCAGGAGTCTTGTCATGGCTGCATCAGATCTCACCTCACTCGCGTACATCGCGAAGCGCGTCTATTCCGATAAGCGTCAGGGCGACCTGGCGATGCGTGATCACCCCGCAATGCGGATGATCAACAAGGAGGGCGGCTTCAACGGCGTTGCGTTCTTCTACACGGTCAAGTACGGCAACCCGGCCGCTATCGGCGGCACGTTCTCGTCGGCGCAGGCCGCGGCGGCGTCCTCGAAGGGCGTGCAGTTCCAGGTTGCGCGCAAGACGAAGTACGGCTTCATCACGCTCAACGGCGAGGCCATCGCGGCCACCGAGGGCAATCAGGGCGCGTTCTATGATCTGGTTACGCTCGAGACGGACGGCGTCCTCGAGGAGATGGGCGATCGGCTCGCGTTCGACCTGTACCGCGAGGGCTACGGCCAGCGTGGCCGGCGCTCGACCGCCTCGACGAACGTGATCACCCTGACCAACGCGGACGACGCCCGCAATTTCAAGGTCGGCATGACCGTGATTGCGGACGACACCGCGACCGGCCTGTCGCCGCGCGTCGGCTCGACCACCATTGCGGCGGTCGACGAGGACGCGGGCACCGTCACACTGACCAGCGCAGCGGCGATCACCGCGTTCGCGGATAGCGACTACCTGTTTGCGATTGGCGATCCGGGCACCTGCATGGAAGGCTTCGATTCCTGCACGCCGCTCACCGCGCCGGTCTACCTCACGGACTCGTTCCGCGGCGTGGATCGCGGCGTCGACACCCGCCGGCTTGCGGGCGTTCGCGTCGACAACACCGCGAGCTCCATCGAGGAGAACGCGGGTCTCACCGCCGTGAAGATCGCGCAGGTCGGCAAGAAGGCCGATCAGCTCTTCCTGAACCCGATCAAGTTCTGGGAAGTCGTTCGCCGCCTCGGCGCCAAGGTCGAGTACGACGGCGGCGGCGGCAACGCGGACTACGGCTTCGAGTCGATCGCTGTCCACAGCCCGGCCGGGACGCTCAAGTGCTACTCGGACCCGGACTGCCCGACCAACCGTGGTCGTGTGATCTCGTCGAAGGCGCACTACATCAAGCACTTGAAGGGCTTCCCGCACATCATCATGGATGACGGGATGAAGTCGCTGCGCTCGACGAGCGCGGACGACATCGAGATGCGGATCCGCAGCTTCTCGAACTACATCCAGATCGACCCGGGCGCCTTCGGCGTTTTCTCGATCTAATTCCCGCTCCCCAGGAAAGGATCCAAATATGACTGACGAAGTTCGTAATCTGGGAGTGGTCAGCCGCGCCCTCCCCGGCATCAACCAGGACGGCACGCAAGCGCCGATTCGGATCGGCCGCTACGGTGACCAGATGGTCGAGTCGCTGGCGGGTTCCAAGCTTGCCGGGCTCGCTGGCGAGGGCTCGTATTTCGTGGCGACCAACGCCACGCTGGGCACTGCGCTGTCCGGCACCGCCGCGCCCACCGCGTTCAGCGCGACGGTCGCGCTGGTCTCGTTGTTCAACGCGGCGGCGGCGGGCGGCAAGCGCATCCACTTGGACTGGCTGCTCCTCAGCCCCAAAGCGGCCGGCACCAACGGAACGAACTTCTCGTTCGCGATGTCCGGCGACCGGACCAACCGATACAGCTCGGGCGGTACGGCGATCACGCCGGTCAACACGAACATGGACAGTGACACCGCGTCGATCGCGACGCTGAACGTCGGCGCTATCACGGCGGCGGCGGCCGGTGCGTCGGTGCGCCGGCTGATCCACGGGACGCTGCGGACGGTGATCAAGGTCATCGGCGATCAGTACGTGTTCTCGTTCGGCAGCTCGGTCCCGGCGATGCCGGGGATGCCGCTCGAGGGCACGCTCCAGGCCGCGATCCACACGCCCTGCCCGCCGGTCGTCCTCGGCCCGGGTCAGTCGTTCCTGCTCCACGAGATCGCGGCGTCGCAGTCCGTCGCGGCAACGTGGGAGTTTGCTTGCGGTTGGTGGGAGCGTTAGATGGCGCTCGACACCAACCCGGTCCGCTCCCCGGCAACGGAGCTCGTCCTGTGCCCGGTGCGTTTTGTCGGCGGCTCCACCGCCGTGACAAAGGTTTTCGGCGAGGGCGTGACCGTGACGTACATCAGCACGGGCATCGTTGACCTGACGTTCTCGGACGCGCAGGGCACGTTCATCGGCCTGGCTGGCGAGCCGTCGTTCGCGGCAACCACGGCCGCGAACGTCAAGGGTCACACCGTCGTGGCGGGCGTCTACAACACGACGACCAACACGCTGCGGCTCAACATCACGAACGCGAGTGAGTCGTTGCACGATCTCGATGCTCTCGAGTGGTTGACGTCGACCTTGATGTTCAAGCGGGTTGCGGTCTAACTCGCTATGCCGCGCTCCTTCGCGTTGAGCGTCCTGGTTGCCCGCTGTCAGCAGCGGAGCGATCTGGAAAACTCCACTCACATCACGACCGCGGAGTGGAACGTGCTCATTTCGGAGCAGTACGGCGATCTTTTCTCGGTCGTCGCGTCGTCGGGGCTCCGCTATTTTGAGAGCCGCACGACGCTGACGACCACCGGCGTGGCGACGGTCTCCGTGCCCATCGCCCACTACGCGACGATCCGGCTCGACTGGCTGGTCAACGGCACGACCACGGGCGAGCGCCGCGAGCTCGAGGAGCTGATGTCGCCAGAGGAGCCCGAATGGTCGGGGCGGACGGGCTCCAACGCGCGAGCCTTTGCGATCTCGAATGCGCTGGTCTACCTCTATCCGACGCCACCGACCGGGCAGGCGTACGAGCTGACGTACATCCCGCAGCCGACGACGTATGACGTGTCCTCGACTGGCGCGGAGATGCTCGACCTCGTCACGCCCGACGGTGAAGCGTTCCTGATTTACGGCGTGATGGTCAAGGCGCTCGCCAAGTCAGAAACCGACGTGCGGCTCGCGATGGCCGAGCGCGAGGCGGCCCGGCTGCGCCTGCTCGAGTGGGCGACGCTGCGAGCGTTCACGCAGCCGCGTCGGCGGATCGTCTCGGAGTTCGACGGCGGGAACGGTAGCGGCGGCTGGGATCCAGGCAACTGGAGCAACCGATGAGCCTGCGCGCGGTCATCACGCCGCGACTGCCCGAGCCCCAGGCCGAGGAGGCCCGGCGCGTGCTGGTCGAGTCCGTGCGCGAGCTCCAGGCGCTGCCGGCGGCATCGCTCGGTGTGATCGCGAACGTCGATCTCGCGGACGGCGCGCTGGTGTCCGTCGCGCACAAACTCGGCCGGCCGCCGCTGTTCGTGGCGTGCTCGGCGCCACGCGGCCCCGCGGCGGCGGGCTGCATCGAGGAGGTCCGTGAGGGCACGGACCGCAAGCGCGTGATCGTCCTGCGGGCCACCGGGTACGGCGCGACCGTCACCGTCGACGTGGTGACGTTGTGAACGGGTTGGACTGGCAGACGATCCAGATCCCGATCGCGGCGGGCCTGGCGCAGAAGCAAAACGATCAGGCGATGAACCCGCCGAACCTGACCCGCGCGCTCGACGTTCAGTTCGACGACGTCGGCAGCGTGGAGCCGCGCCCGAGCTACTTCGGCCTCGGCACGGTCGCGGCGGCAGAGAACGGCAACATCTACGGCGGCGGGACCATCTCGACGGGCCGACGGCTCGTCACGAACGGCGACGAGTTGCTGCTGTTTGACAAGGACACGCTGTACTCCTGGAACGCGCAGAACGCCGTGTGGGTCAGTCGCGGCACGCACCTCGCGACCGAGATCGCCGAGGGCTCGCGATTCGTGACCACCGACGACCAGATCGCGCCCGACCGCGCCGAGCTCAACGGCGTCGTGTTCTTCTCGTGGCACAAGGTCGTGGCGGGCAACACCACGGGCTACGTCGCCGCGGTCGACAAAATCACCGGCTCGGTCCTGATGTCGCCCTACGAGCTCGCGGGCTTCCAGCGGATTCGGCTGACGGCGCTGACGACCAAGGTGCTCCTGTCGTTCTTCGACGGCATCAACGGCGTCTACTGCTACGCACTCGATCCGGCCTCGCCGACCACCGCGCTCGGCGGCGCCTCAACGACGGTACAGACCGGCACGGGCGCCACGGTCAACTTCGACGTGGTCAAGGTGCCCGCCGCGGACCGGGCCGTGTTCGGCATCCGCCGGGCCGTCACCGCCTCGCACGACGTCGTGACGATGACGGCCGGCCTCACGGCGGCGCGCAGCAACAAGGCCCGGACCTGCGACGGGCCGATCGCCGTGTCCTGCCCGCCGACGGGCACGCACGTGCAGATCGTCCGGGCCAACGGCGCGAACGTCCAGGGCGACCTGATCCTGCTGTCGACCCTCGCCGACGTCTACACGGCGCAGGCAATCGGCGCCGCGGGAGGTGTCGGCATTCCGTTCGCGCAGATCGCGGCGTCCCACCGCTCGGTCCAGGACTCCGGCGTGTACCGCTGCTACGTGTTCTGGTCGGCGTCCGAAGGCAGTGACGACACCGACTTCGAGACCACATCCAACTGGGTCAGCACGGGCAACACGCTCGGCTCCTCGGCAACGTTCGTTCGCCGGCTCGGCATCGCCTCGAGGGCGTTCGACCACGATGGGCGCGTGTTCGTCTGGACCGTGTTCGCCGGTGCGTCGGTGTTCGGCGGCTCCAACGATCCCCGGTTCGGCGCGCAGCTCCAGAACACGTACTTTCTCTATCGCGACGACGCCTTCCTGGCGGCCAAGGCCGCGCGATTCAACGCGGGCGGGTTCTCGGCACTGATCGGGCACATCCCCGGCGTGCAGTCGCTCGGCTCCGGCGTCTATGCGATGGCCGGCACCGAGCGCCGGATCATCGAACTCGGCGAGAAGCAAGGCGGCTATGGCGCGCGGGCTCCGCGCGAGGTGAAGGTCACGTTTGATTCGAACGCGGCCCGGCGCTGCGTGCGCCACGGGCAGACGCTGTACGTGACCGGCGGGGAGTTGTTGCAGTACGACGGCGTCAGGCTGACCGAGGCGGGTTATCACCTGTACCCGAATTACTTCGAAGCGGCCTTGACCGTTGCCGGCGCCATGGACCTCGGATCGTACACGTACAAGTTGACGTGGCGTTGGGACAACGCCACCGGCGAGGTCGATCGCTCGACGACGGCAACGACGGTCTCGGCCGAGACAACCGCCGGTTACCTAGGGATCGCGATCGCCCCGGCGATCCCGCTGTACGTGACGCACAAGACGGACAACGAGCTAGCCGTCGAGGTCTGGCGCACGGCGGTCAACCCAACCGACGACGCGCCATTCTATCTCGTCACCTCGAAGGACCCGGCGGCGCTGACCAACCCGAACCGCTACACGCCAAACCTGCGGACCGGCTCGTCGCTGGCGACGCTAAACGACGAGCTTGCCGACGAGGATCTGACGATTCTCGAGAGCAGCCCCGACAACTACGGCGTCCTCGAGAACCTCGCCCCGCCGGCCTGCACGATCATCGCGGCCAACTCCGACCGGGTGTTTCTCGCGGGTGTTGCGGGCGATCCGCATCGGGTCTGGTACAGCAAGCTCCGAGAAGAGGGCCTGTGCGCCGCGTTCAACGACGCCTTGACCGTCACGGTCCCGCCTGGCAACGGTGCGATCACCGCGCTGGCGTTTTTGAACGACACGCTGATCGCGTTTAAAGAGACGGCGATCTACGCCCTCAGCGGCGACGGGTTCACCAACTTGGGGCAGGGCATCAACTACGGCCCCGCGCGCGTGCTGTCCGTCGATGTTGGGGCGGTCGATTACGACTCGGTGGCGCTCTGCGACAAGGGCCTGATCTTCAAGTCGCGCAAGGGCTTCTACATCCTGAATCGCGGCTGGACGGTCGATTACATCGGCGGGGGCGTCAGTGACTACGACACCGAGACGGTCAACGCGGTCCATGTCATCGAAGGCCAGCACCAGATCCGGTGCATGACCACGGTTGCGTCTGGCGTCCCGTACGTAACCCCTGGTGACCCTGTGAGCACGGTCACTGGTCGCGTGCTGCTATACGACACGCTCGTAAGCCAGTGGGCCGAATGGTCCCTCGAGGGCGTTCACGCCGCGATCTGGAACGGGACACACTGCTATGCGAAAGCGACGGGCGCGCTGTCGGACGCAGGTCTGTTCGATCAGACGGACGCGACCAGCTAC